GGTTGCTGCATTAGGATCTGATACAGGTATTACATCTATGCGATCATCAAAGTCTTTTGCTCTGTCGAAATCACCTTCCATCTCGTATGCATAAGTGCCATCCATATAATCTCTGATTACATTTGATAATAATCTAAGCTCGTTCTTCAGTGCGGCATGGAGTCTGGCTTGAACACCAGACATAACTTTCATAGATCTTTCCATCAATGCAAGTGTTGTCCCTACAGGTGCTTGGGCGTTAATGTCCCCAACCTGTATATCGGCTACCGATCCTATTCTTCTTCCTTCATCAACGATGTTTCCGAGTAGTTGGTACAGTACCGATGACGGTTCTTTGTAAGGAATGAAAGTAATAGCATCACGGATGGCACCACCCGGGACATCAACGTCACGGAACTCACCCGGCATGAGAGGCGAATCATCACCTTTGATACGAAGACCCCTAGCTTTAAGACCAGCAGGCAGATTCGACAACGTACCGGCATCGATAAGTTGTCTGAGGATTGAGGTTGCACTTTTTGCAAGTCCACCGATGAGGTGTATAAGTCCTGTTCCGTAAAAGCCCAGCCCGGGGAGGTACCTATAGTGGACAAAGTATTGTCTCTTTCTTTTCTTTTTGTCATCTTCGTAATAATTCCTTCTGATAGATAATATCTCTCTTGATGATTTATCTATTGTGATTACATAGGGTCTGGCTATACCGTCTTCATCATTGAACGGCTCTGGCATTTCCATCTCTACATGCATTTCAAGAAGGGTATGCCTGTCATCATCTTCGATAGATGTTGTCTCTCCGTCTAACTCATCATATTTTTCCTGTATATCTGACATATCAGGCTCTGGATCTGGTAGCTCTACATCACGGTAAAATCCATTATTCTGTAGTTTTAATATATCATTAGATGATTTCTTCATAACATGGGTGTATCTCTCACATGTCATAAGATCAGATGCTCCGTATGACACAACAAAATCTTCTGCTGGTACAAACATGGCACATGGTCTTTCCATGATAGGATCGTAATATACTTTCTTGAAAGCTGATCCTGCCAATGGCAGTTTAAATAACATCTGTTCTGTCTCATCACGATACTCTGTCATCTCTTCTGTGAGCAGATAATTCATTTCGTTTTCTACACGATTAGCCTGTTCTGTTTTTTCTACAGACATCTTTCCAAGTATCTTGGTTCTAACAGGACCTGATGCTGGGAATATCTCACCCATAGCCTGTGCTTGAAATCTAACTATTGATTCTGTCAGTATGGGATGGAATACACCTGACGATCCAGCCCACGGCTGTTGTCTTTCTTCTATCTTCATACCAAGAAGATCTAATCCCTTTACATAACTCTTTGCCCACTCGCTTCTTGACTGCCTGTCAGAATTAAAACTTGAAATTAATTCACTTGCCATTTCTTGTAAGTCAGCTTCTTCTATCTGCTCTGCCAAATTAGAATCAAACCCACCACTAAGTATTTCTTCTACCTGATCACCTGTGAAGTCAATGATCATGCCACCATCTTCTGTTTCAACAGATACAGAGTCTGGATTTTCAACTTCAATACTAATATCAGGTTCTGACATTTCTTTAAAAGAAGTTGCCGGTGTCATAATCTTTTCAATAGCCATTAGACGCTCCTGTCATCTATTTAATTCTTTCAAGTATTCTATCTATCTTTTCTTCAAGACGATTTATTGCAACAGTTACATCATCACGCTTTGCATAATCTTCTCTTGTTTTATTTAATAATATATCGATTCTTTTAACTTCCCTTGACTGTGTGCCAAGAAACCAACCGCCACCTAGAACGATTATTCCTATCAATCCATCTATGATATGCACCAAGTCCATCAATAATACTCCACGGGTCTTCTGTATTTAGGCTCATCATCCCAATCATCCATAGTGGTTCTTATCCAACCACCCTGTCTGAATCTTAACAGTGCTTGTGTGGTTGAGTCAACCAAGTCATCGTGATCTCCTGCTGGAAAAGCTGCACATTCTTCCACAACTTCCTCAGCCCACCTTGTATTTGGACACCATACAACGCCACTTGCAAATAAATCTGTAACACTGTTAACTCTGGCTATCTTATCCTGTCCACGGCTTGGTGTAAACTCCGTAACTGGTATTCCCATAGCTCTAAGTTCAAAAATTAAGGGTGAGCCTGCTGCTTTTGCCTCTACAATCATCTGATCTGGCTCAAATTCCCAGTATTTATCATAGGCTGCACGTTTTAAGTCAGGAAATTCTAGTTTTTCCTTGAAAGCATCTATTAAAATAAGGTTTGGTCTCTCATTTCCGTCATCATCAGGGTGATAAAAGATGCCCCATGTAGTGCAGGCACTATAATCTGCTCTTTGTGTCTTTAAAAACGCTGTATCCCACGATTGTATGATGGAATCACAGGCTGGAAAGTCATTTTTGTCCCATTCCTGCCACCATTCTCTCTTAATTAGAGCGCCTTCCTCTGACGTAGGGTCCTGTTGGTACTGTGCGTTCCATTTTGCCACTGGTAATTCAGCTCTTAGAGCGTCTAACTCTGATCTTTTCCAGAACTCGGGCCATAAAGTCTTGTTTGAAGGCAATATTGCAGGAAGTTGTATCACTTCCCAATCATTAGATCCCTCTCTTTCAATAGATTTATTGATTATCTGCCCTGTAAGATCTCTTTTTGACCATCTTGTCATCACAAGTATGATAGCACCACCCGGTTGTAGTCTCTGACGGGGTCCTGATGTGTACCATTCGTAAACTTTGTTATAAACTTCTGGATTATATTCACCCATTGTGGCTTCCTGTTCGGAGTGGGGGTCATCAATTATCAAAATATCAGCACCCTTACCCGTCACTGCACCACCAACACCTATCGCAAAGTAATCACCGCCCTTGTTTGTATTCCATCTACCTGCTGCTTTACTGTCTGTAGATAATTCTATGCCTGAAAATACATTTTGGAAATCTTCATTCTGTATTAAATTACGAACTTTACGACCAAAGCCCACTGATAGCTCTGCAGTGTGAGCAGTTTGTATAACTTTCTTTTCCGGATATTTACCCAAGAACCATGCAGGAAATAAATAACTGGCAAACTCTGACTTGGTGTGACGGGGTGGCATATTGATAATTAATCTTTTTAAATCACCCCTAGCCACTCTCTCAAATGCCTCTGCCATTATCTCATGATGTTTGCCATGAATAAAACTGGGCCACATAAGTTTAACAAAAGGAAGAAACTCATCTCTTGCCTCTTCTCTTTCCTTAACTTTCTCATACTCCTCTACAAGAGCAAGTATTTCTTTTTGTTGTTCCGGGGGTAACTCACCAATCTTATCAAGATTGTTTTTTAAAATATGTGAAAGCTCATTCATTACCATTCCTGCAATCAGGCGGTCTGCTCTCGACTATCTTCTTTGCCAACTCAATCATCCATAAAGACTCACCTGTATCAACCGAAGAAGATACATGTAAAACCTTTTCACCACGATCATCAGTTGTCCATCCTATTACAAGCGCATCTTCCAATTCATACTCTTCTAAAATTTCCGGAGGTTTTCTGTAATCATCTAAAGTTACAATATTGTCTGACAAGTAATTGTTCCTTTTGCAATATATATAAACATCTGTAATATATATAACTTACTGTATAACCATCTGTGCTATATCTGACTTACAATATAACCTTATGTCGAATATTTATATATATTGTTATACATAATTTTTTTATATATTATTTGAACGTAATTTGCAATAGCTAAAAGAATCATATAGGCATTTTTTTTAAAGTTTATATTATTTAACCTACATATACATCTATTTACATTTAAAAAGGGTGACCCCTTGTTGAAATTTAGTATTGTAGTGTGCAAAATCAACATACACACGTGTGTAGCGGCCACGCATATACCGGTGGTTGGGGGTAGGTGGGGTAAAGATAAGTCAGAAATAAATTTAGACCGGACACTTTTTTAAAATAATTTATCGTTAGTAGCTGTAAGTAATTAATCGTAGCTAGGTGTAAAACTTTACGTAACTTTTTACTTGGATATTATACTGTTGAGCCTCTTCAATAACTCACTCTCTATTTCTACAGATGATCTGTCTCTATTATCATCAACCTTTATAACGTCAGTAAATAATCCCATATTTTTACCAAGCATCTCTAATGCTTTCAGCCGGACACTATCAGTAATAGTTACATCGTCTGCCATAGCCTCAATCTTGTTTAACAATAGATCTGATCGTTTGACCTCATTCATGCGATGTAGTGATGCTTTTTGCTCCAATAAACTATCAATAAATATTCTAATGTTATCCCTAGACCTTAATCTACTTGCCAACATTCTGAGAGTGTTTCCCTTAATATCTTTACTAACATTATAATTGTTACGATAGGCATCTATTAAGCTCATTCCCTTTTCTCCATTTTTGCCTACAACATCATAACAAAAACCTCGCATCTTTTCTGTCAGATCCCCACCAACAACATTAGATTTTTTATTCTTGTTATTCCGGCTGTTGTTATCACTTACCAATTTTAATTTAGGTTTGTTATCTTTTTTATCTGTCATTTTTAATGCCTCAAAAGTTTATGTAAAGTTTTGCTGTCGTGTTCATGTTTCCTGCATGATTACCAATAGTAACATTTTATTATCTTTATTTGTAGTCTCATTTCGTGAAATATTAATTGCTGTCGATTTAAGAGCCATACAGCACATGTACCACCTTTAAGCTATGATATATCAAAAACTTTAGTTTCAGCGTTTTTGTTGTCCACCTTGAGTTACAGCTATAGATGTAAATTAATGGTAATTAATAGTAATTAATATCAACTTTAATACTTGTATTAATCGAAAAAAAGAATATATTAGTACTTGAAGATAACAGCCCCTATTTGGCAACTTGTTTGAACTGTAAAGCAAACATCCCTTTTTTAACCTACTTGGGAAATTAGGATCTCGGAGACCGGAACTTGTTTTGGTCATGACCTCGAAAAGGCAAGAGCGATACAGCCCCCACAATTCGATCTGATGAGGATGACGATATGGGCTAGTAGTTTCACACGAGTTACCAAATAGTGGCTGTATCATTCTAATCAATCAATCAATCAATCAAATTATGGAGTTACCATTATGTACAAGAAATTAAATAAAGACGAAATCAAATTACTAAGACTTTTATCTGATGCTTATAACTTTGGAAATATTGCTGATGTAGATAGTGCAACAGACAAAGAGTTTGGTGGTAAATTTGTTGGCAACTATGAAACAATGGATTTAGTAAATGGATTAGATCACAATCTAGTTTCTCAAATTTGTAATCCAATATCTAAGATTATAGTATCTATGATTGGTCAAGAGTTACATGATCATTGGATCAATGGATCAAACTACGATGTAGATTGGTTAATCACATTAACAGATAGCCAAGATACAAAACCTCAGCCATTAGATTTTGGTGGTTGGAATATTCCACAAGACAAACAGCCTAGCTGATGAGACCTAATGAGGTCGAAACATTGAGCAGTATTTACTGCTCTTTGTCCTAGGATAAAACAACAATTAACCGGAGTACCATATGCCTAACAAAATAATAAATTTATCATATGACAAATATGATTATTCTAAAAAAGATATTACTGCCCATACAAATACAATCAAAAAAATGGTTCGTAAATGTATGAACCATCTCAAGAAAAAAGAATACGAATTAAATATTACATCTAAGGATGTAGATAGAGCAGTAGCTGTTACTAAAATTGTTAATTCCACAAGATCCGGATCAACTAAAGCCGGTGCTGATAGGATATTAATTAATCTTAGTTATTGGCAACACCTAGATGAAGAACACTTTCATACAGAATATAAAAGCTACAATAATGATCCACAAATAGGGGGCAGAAAATGTCTCAAATTAGATCATGCTTATCTGATGAGTGTTAGCCATGAGGTCAGCCATCATGTCCAATTTGCAAGGGCAAAATATGTAAAAAGATTTAAGACCACTTATAGAAAGCCACATGGAGATTGTTTTAAGGCAATCTATAGGTATTTAAGAAGAGACCTAGTTAATCCTATTATCGACAAGGACATACTAGACAACGACAACCAACCTAAACCATCTGTAAACAAGGAGACTATAATGCAGAAAAATAAAGTAATAATATCTAACGATATAAAGAAACAAATGGCATCTCAAGAGGCACAGCACACGTTGCTAAAGGGATCTAACAAAGCACAATCTGAGGCTATGAGTGCCATAAGAGTTGATCAATATGCAGAGGGAGTAGTAATAGTCCATGCATTACCTAGAACTGATACCGGTAATCTTCTAGAAGATCATTCAAACGAGATCCTTACTATACTTGAGGCAGAGATTAATATGTCTCGCACTCAAGCAGAATTGTTTAAGAGAAATATAACCCTTTTCTCAAACAAGCATAAGGATGATATGCCAACTAGCAATCTGACAAAAAGTTTTGTGTTAGATTTGTTTGCTAAGTTAGATCTTAAATCTCAAGCTAAGATCATTGCACATAACAAGGGCGAT